ACAGGATAACCAGGCCACGATGGAGTTATACCAGGCAGCTCGGCAACAGTCGACGATTCAAGTCATGTTACAAGTCGGGCAATCGACTAGCCAGCTGTTCGGCGCTTATATGAAGAGCGTGTTGCCCGAGATTCCTGAAATTGATGATTCACAGCAGATGGTCCAGTGGAAGGTCAGTGGATCGCGGGCGCAAGGTAGCCATAACGACGAACTGGTGATCGCGTTCGCATGACCTATGAAAGCACTCTTTGCGTCGTGTCCTCCTGCCGGCCCGACGTAAAGCTAACCGTACGCCGGGTATCCGTAGCGCGGCGCCTGGAGTTGCTGAGAAGGGTCCGGGTGTTGGCTTCGCAACTGGACTTCTACAAAGCCGGCGCGCACTTGGATGACAAGTTGGAAGCAGGTATGGCGTCGGCGGAAATCGAGGGTTTATACGTCACTTGGGGCATCACTCACATCGAAGGACTTACGATCGATGGAGTTGATGCGACTCCCGAGTTACTGGTGAGTTCGGGGCCCGAAGATCTCGTCCGCGAAGCCGCAACGCTTGTCCGGTCGCAGCTTGGGCTAAGCGAAGCCGAAAGAAAAAACTGATCGTCGCATTCCATTTCCAATTTTCCAACCAGGCCGGGTGGAACTGCGACAGTTGTAGAAAGACCGGCCTGGAAATCAAGAGGCGCTGCGGTTGGCTTGGAGCGGCCCAAGAGGCGGACTTCCGCCCCGTATGGAGCAGAAATCGCGTCCACACAGTTAGTTGTCCCAAGTCATATGTGACGGCTGAAAGTATGACCTTGCTTGACGAGTACTGGGCGTGGAAGCGCGTCGGGGGCGTAGCGTACCTCGATTTGGAAGCACGGGCACTGGAGGCATTTGTGGTCCTCGAGTCAGAACAGATGAAGGAGCATCATGAGCAGATACAGCGACATCAACCAGCTGCTGGACGAGATCGGGACCTCCGGTCGTTCGGCAAGTGACCCTTGGTCCCTTAGCCGCGGTTCTTCAGGCGGGGCGCGGCAGGATCCATTCGAACCAGCAGTAGTTGCAGAAGTGGGTGAACCCACGCAGAATCTGGATTCACAGATTCTATCCTCTGAGCGAAATACCCAGGCGGAGATCGCCACGCAGAGTGGAACTGGCTCGCCCAGGGGCAGCCAGTCATCCTCAGGCGGCTTACTCGGAGGATTACTCAACTTTCTTCCGCTGGCATCCGGAATCTCCAAGCTCTTCGGATTCGGGAGCAGTACCCCAGCCCCAGCTCCGACGCCTTACATAATGCCTCCATCGATAAACTTCGAAGGCGCGGTCACCGGTTCTCACTCCAATGTAACGAGCCTGTCTTACGGCGCAAATGGGTTACCTCGGACGCCGGCGCAACAGCAACCATCATCTAACTTCACAAATTCGCCAAGCCAGGAAGTTACTAATCTAGTCAATCCACCGCTTGGCCAGCAGATCAGCTCCTTGGCCAGCCTGGAGACTCCATCCGCCGACAACTCCGTGAGTCCCACGACAGGCGTTCTTGGACAGCTCGCGACACTCGCTAACCCGACATTCGCGCCGGAACCCTCAGGAGTGAATCCGGTCCAGCAGGCTTCTGTCACCCCGCAGCCCAGTGCTCCGGCTAATGCTCCAGCTTCAACGGGCATCACGGGTAACAGTTTCCCTGGCTCCGACACCTCTTCATCGACTACGCAACAGGGACACAGCATCCTTGTCCAAGTACAGGCCATGGACAGCCAGTCTTTTATGGATCATAGCCACGACATCGCACAGGCTGTCCGGCAGGCGATGTTGAACATGAACTCCTTGAATGATGTGATCCAGGATCTCTGATATGACGACTCTACCTCTTTTGAAAAGCGGCCAGACACTACAATATCCGCTGCGTCGATCGCTCAAACAAGCTGTGGAAACCGTTGCGTTCATGGATGGCACCGAACAGCGCTGCGCCTCATCGCGAGCCCTCCACCAGTGGACCATTCAGTACGGGCTCCTCGACGAAGAGGAACTTGGTGCCCTTGAGATCTTTGTCAATCAGGTGCAAGGCGAATCCGGACAGTTCCCGTTTACCGATCCGGCAGACGGCGTTCAATATCCGAATTGCAGCCTTGCGATGGAAGTTTTGAGTGAGACCTTTCAAGGACCGGATCGCACTAGCGCAACCCTCGTGATTCGGGAGAACCCAACCTAATATGCTGATCTTTCCACAACTATCATCGGGCGCCTCAACTCAATATCCAGTGATTCGGCAGTTTTCGCAGAGAAGTATCCAGTCCGTCATGGAAGACGGTACGATCATGTCACTGCCTGACATAGCAGCCTCCTATCTTGCCTGGAAGGTTGCCTTCCGGGATCTTTCTGACCGGGAAGCGAATGTGCTTCGGAGTTTCTTCGCCTCGGCGCAAGGTAATCTTCAGTCATTTATATTCTTGGACCCCACGGCCAACCTATTGGTCTGGTCTGAAGACTTTTCGAAGGCCGCATGGCAAACAGCCGGCCTGATTTTCGACAACAATGTCCCGGACCCGTTCGGGGCCAATCGCGCCACGCGTGCTCATAACAACAGCACCGGTGTACTAACCATCGCACAGCAGACCCAGATCCCGGGCCTGGCCCAGACGTGCTTTAGCGTATATCTACGGTCCGTTGAGCCGGTGACCGCTTCGCTGACGCGGTCGGCCGGCGGCCATTCTCAAACAGTTCAGGTGTCCGTTACATCCACGTGGCAGCGCTTTTACTTATCGACGGCCTTCGCAGCGCTTACCGATGCGTCGATATTTACGATCAGCATCTTGGCCGGCACCGCAGTTGAGCTATTCGGACCGCAACTTGATTCCCAAGTTAATCCATCGGAGTATGTCACGACCACAACGCAATCCGGCGTATATAGCGATGCCCGCTTCGACATGAATCAGCTTGAAGTGATCGCTACCGGTTTCAATCGAAATGACTGTGTGGTCTCGGTCCGATCCAATCTTCCTACTGGAGAATTTTAGGTGACACTTTATCAAGTTAAGGAACAGGGCGTCCTCGATACGCCGGTTTTCCTTTTCGATTGCACGTTCAGCGACGGGACCGCTTATCACTGGAGTAGTTACCACGTAACCGTGCAGCAAACGGAATACGTTTCCCGCGTGGTTAAGACGAACGTCTTTGACATGCAGGCCTCGAGCGATGGTGGCGTGGATACGATTCCCAAGATATCCCTTGAGTTGGCCAACGTTGACGGTTTGATGTCCGAACTACAGAACGCCAAGGGTTTCAAAGGCGCCTCGATTCTGGTGAGCTTCGTCTTCTATAACCTCGCCCAGGACACCGCAACCACCGATACGCTGCCCATATTTCAAGGTATTCTTGACTCTCCGGAAAGTATCTCGGAAACAACATTCCGAGTATCGGCGATCAACCGGCTCTCTCTACAACGGATCGCACTGCCACCGGTCCAGATACAGAGCCGCTGTCCCTGGCAATTTCCCACAACCCCCGAGCAACGTCAGCAAGCCGTCAACGGTGGCACCGCAGGTTGTTTTTCGCCCTTCTACAACTGCGGGTACTCGCCGGACGTGCCTTTAGGCTGCGGCAATCTCAACAACGGCACCCCTTTCACCACCTGTGATTACAGTCGCACACAATGCGAGCAACGCGGCATGTTCAGCACCGATTCCGCCGGCCGGATTACGGCTTGTTTTGGAGGCATCGAGTTTGTACCTCCCGTAATATCAGTCCGCGCCTCGGGGGACAAAAGTTCACAGCTTTCCGTGGTCCAGGACAACGTCTCACGATATAGCGATTTCGTCCCTCTTATCTACGGTACCGGGTGGTATTATCCCGGAATTGTCTTTGCACGAAATGACGGTAACTTAACCCATTTCGAGATCCTCCTGGGCTGCGGACAGATGACGTCCGTTTCGACTGTATTAGTCAACGATATCGAAATTCCGGCCGGGCGGCCGAATACCAATATGACAGGGACGGGCTGGTATAACGTCGTCACCTATGGAACGCGGAACGGCGTGTTCAATATGGACTTCACCGACGGCGCCGGCCATCCGTTGGGTGATCCCTACGGCAGCATGGCGTACATGCAGTTAGTCGTGCCCAATAGCATCAACGACGGCCGAAGTGTGCCCACTATCGAACTACTGATCAATGGGCTTCAGATCGAGACTTTCGGAACCGACGGAGCGTCCCAAGGATTCCATTTCTGTAATAATCCTGTCTGGATAATCCTCGACATTCTTCGGCGCAGCGGCTGGACTTTGGATGAAATCGACTTACCTGGTTTCGCGTCGGCTGCGGCTTATTGCGACGAGCCGATTCAGGCCACGGACCTCAATGGTAACGCTACTTCAATCGCCCGCTTCCAGTGCAATTTGATCCTGCAGTCGAGGCGCAGTGCCGGAGATGTGATTCGTTGTATCAGAAACGGTGCACGTCTGTATCTCACGTATTCTTCCACCGGACTATTGCAGATCAAGGTGGAGAACACGCTAGCGCTTCAGCAGCCCCAACCGGCACCCAACAGCAATGCCGTCGAGCCTTTGAACGGGGGCTGGCCGGTGTACGAATTCGGAGATGGTACCAACGGCACAACGGGAATCGCACGCGCCGGCGATCAGTCCTCGACCTTCCGTGTGATGTCGCGCAGCTCAGCTGACACTCCGAACCGGTTCAGCGTGGAATGTCAGGACGCGTTCAACTCTTACCAACAAGACAGTGTAACGCTCGTCAATCCGGATGACGTACAAAGCTGCGGTTTCCAGGTGAGTGCTACCCCGACCGTCGTCGGCGTCCCTAATTATAACCAGGCAGCACGGATAGTTGCGCTTTGTCTGAATAAGTCCATTGATGGGAATCTTTACATTGAATTCCAGACGAGTGTGCGCGCCCTTGGCATTCTCCCCGGTGATCTTGTTGCCATTACCTACGCCCGCGAAGGCTTCGACCGTACTCCATTTCGTGTTGTCAAAGTATCTCCGGGGCAAAACTTCCGTCGCGCCTTGATTCGCGCTCAGTTGCACGATGACGCCTGGTACACCGATACCACCGCGAACAGTCTGTTTAATTCGTCCCCGCTCCCGTCGTATCAGATCGGCGTCCCCCGGCCAATCGAGGGCGTAGTGCTGGACACTCAAGGTTGTCTGCAGTTTGCAGTATCCGAGACATCCAGCCAGGGCCAAGATGGAACAGTTACTCTTTCGGCGACGGCGGGGTTCTCCTCACCTCCGCCCCTGCCCCTGGCGGCACCCCCTCCCCCTTTGGTGAGCCTGATTGCCAATGTCTCGGCGACGGGCGGAAACTTGCAGCCGAACGCCTTCTATTACTACGCGCTGACCTCGGTTGACGGCAACGGAAACGAAGGCGCGCCTTCTCTCTCCGTTCTGGCGGCTACGAGCTTTGGTCCGGCCACTTATTCGGTGACGCTTCAAAATCTGAGCTTGCCCAGTACCGCAGCTACTTTTAACGTTTACCGCGGATCGTCTCCCTCACAATTGCTGCAAATTTCAAGTAACAACACTCCGGCATCGACATTCACGGACACTGGATTACCCTGTCAACCGTATCTACCTCCCGACGCGAATTACGACCACGCCAACTTCTATTGGCGTCTGGAAGCGCAACCGTCCGCGACCGTCACCATCTTTTCCGCAAATACAATCGGCAATAACACCACGAACATGGCGCCCAATCAATACGCCGGGATGACAGTGAGAATCCTGGCCGGAACCGGAGCTTACCAGGAACGCGTGGTTGCGTCCAACACTGCGACCACACTGACCGTATCTAAACCGTGGACGATTACGCCGGACACCAGCAGCACTTTTGCCATCTCCCAGACTGGTTATCAATTCGGCGCATCGAGCAGCGCGAACGACACCAATCAGGTGCAATTTACAATCCCAAATTCCCCGGGCGCGACGATCCAGATTTGCGGACGCTCCGCCAACGTGTACGACGTCGAAAGCTCGTACGACCTCTCAACCGTCACTCGCTGGCAGATCGGTGGGGCAGGAATCAATCCAGTTGATTCCGGTGTACCGCCGTTGCCTGTCTTCGGGCTCAACAGGCTTCCTGAAGGCGGGGGAGTGGAGTTAGGCGGAGTCGGCGTCCAGACACTGGACAATACGCGAACCATATCTCTCGGCACGCTGACTTTGTACTATTACGACGAGAGTTCGACGGCTGCTCCACCGGTGCTTGCCGGCGCGATGAGTTCGAACGATTCGACACTTACACTCTCGCCCAAGCCTACCTATAGTTATCCGCAGTATTTAGCGGTTGATCAGGAGGTGATGAGAATCACCGGCCCGTCGGCTGACGGCAATGGGTTTGCCGTCGACCGCGCTGTCGACGGCACCAATGCCGCCGCACATGATAGCGGAGCCGTGGTGTTGCCGCTGACGCAGGTAACTGCCAGCTACCCGATCCTCGAGGACTTCTTTGGCAGCGCCGCAGCCGGCACATGGACACAGTCGATCGTGCTCGCGAATGCGCGCATCTGCGCGGCCGAGTTCTTTTTCACTAACTCACAGGGAAACGGTCCAGTCGCCGCACATACCTACACGAATGTGGTGGGAGGCGGTCTGCGGACGTTCACCGGAGGACAGATTGTGCTGCAAGTTCCGGGATTCCTGGCTGTGCAGAATGGTGCGGTTCCACCCCTAGACCCCGGGGCGACTTATTCGGTCCGGGACGTCTATGCCTATGTCGGGACCGCACCTACCTCCCAAGCGACTACCAATACCAACATTTCACTACAAGTGTTGGTCGGCGGCCAACCTTATTGCTCACTTACCATAGCGGCGGGTGCGACACAGACGAGTGCATCTATCGAGGGCTCAACGTTGCCCGTATTGCGGGCCGGCGGGTTGATCAGCTTGAATATCCTTTCGGTGTGCGACGCCACGCCGGGCAGTGATCTCACAGTGGTGATCCGGGTCTGACCATGAGCGAAACTGTTGCCAAACTCAGGCCAGATCGCGACCTGCAGTGCTACTTCCAAACGCCATCGGCTGTGGCCGCTTTGAGTTCAACAAGCGCCACCGGATTCACTCTCTCCGGCTGCTGGCGTCAACAGTTCGACTGGGCTGTGGTCGAGTGGAACCGCGATAACGTTTTCGAGCATCCGCAACTGCGTAACTTACCGGACGGCGATCTGAGCGGCATCGTCCTGAGTTACGATGAGCAACGCATCAACTGTATCCAGCCGGACTCGACCCTGTATGCGACCGTAGAATGGCCGTCCCTTCGCATCTGGGCCGATCCGCAGGACGGCAACGGTGAGCGAGTTTATTACGTACCGCTTCTGCAATACGGCTCACCGGCAGACGGCGGCGTCGTGCAGGCGACCGCGAAATTCACGCTCTGCGGCAGTGTCTCGCCGGGAGATCTGATCGAACTGGCCTGGGATGAAGAACAGATCGCTTATCTCATAACCGAGGATGACCATACGGTCGGCGACGCTGCGAACCATCTCGGTTACGCAATTAATCAATATTCGCAGATAGTCCACGCAACGGTGGATGGCGCTGTCATTACCTTGACGATCAGGTCTGACACGAATGCTGCGAAGGGCTATGCAGGCGCTAATGGCAATCGGCTCGGCGTTTATGGCACGGTCTGTGGAGGAACAGAGTCATGGTCACCTGCCACGCAGCAGTTCAGCCTCGGGCAGTCCCCGTCAAGCTGGAGGTTCATATTAAATTTTGCGCAGATAGCCACTGACCTCAACATTCCAACGCACAATATCCGGAAAATGCGTTGGACCTATGCAGCCGACTTACAGACAGCGGCCTATCTACGTTCTGAATTTTCGGTGGTTGTAAGTAACTGGTCGGTAACCGGTACCCGCCTGACTTATTCCGTGGCAGGGCCTGGCTCCATTCGAATTGAGGATAATTCTACGGCGCTTACTTATTCCCCGGGCTGGACGGCATCGTCCGGAAATTTCTCCAGCGCCTCCATCCAAGCCACAACCACCCCATTAGCCACCTGCACTTACGCATTCAACGCCAACCAGACCTTCGACGTCTACATCGGTACGCGAATGGCTGCCGATTGCGCCCAGATTACAGTGACAATCGACGGGATCGCACTTCCGGCCGTGAATCTGTCGTTGCAACTGGAGGACGTACTTATCCGACTGCCGGCAGGAACAATTCAGCCGGGCAACCACACTCTCGTCATCCAGCACACTGGCGCAGCGGGTACGTATCTTTATTTCGACTTCATCGATCTGGTAGTGCCGACCCAGGAATTACCAACTTTCAGCACCTCGCCGACCACAACGCTCGCGACCGACTGGGACACAGAACACTCTCTCGCCCTGGCGCCTGAGAGAACCGCCTGGCTGATTGACAAACTCGGCTTTACCGGGCGGGCGAACCACTATGCCGGCG